TCTATACCTGATCCAAATAAACCCAAAAAAGTATTAACAGAAGAACAAAAGGAAAAATTGATACAGAATTTGCAAAAATATCGTGAGTCTAAAAAGAAATAGTATATATCTCTACTCTCTTATGTCCAGTTTATCGTAAAATTATAAAGAAATGATAGTCAAATTTCAATTCTACGGTATCTATTGTTAAGTTGTTCCACCTACAACTTAAAATCGAAATTCACCCAAAATTTATCAATATATATTGAGAATAATTAAATAAGGAAAATATGATGAGAAAAATGGATTACAAATATTTCTCAAAAGCCAAGCAGATTGCACAGGTGTCTGATTTTCCAAAGGTACATATCGGATGTATCGCTGTTTATCAGAATCGCATTATCGGAATTGGTTGTAATACAAATAAAACTCACCCAACCCAGAAGTATTATAACCGATATAGAATAGATGACAACGATTTTGATAATTCTGAATCACTTCTACCAAAACTTCACGCAGAAATTAATTGCATAAATCAACTGAAACATTTGAATATTAATTTTTCAAAAGTGAAGTTATACATATACCGCACTAGAAAAGATATTGTGTGTGGAATGGCTAGACCTTGTGCAAGCTGTATACAAGCGATAAAAGATCTTGGAATTAGAGAAATATATTATACAACAAATGATGGTTATTCATATGAAAAATTAGAGAAAGGATGTGTTGCTTAATGGTGTGCGCAGGTTGCCACATGAGTTATTGTCCATCAACGTGTCCTGATTATATTCCTGAGAATGCAACCCACTACTGCTCTATTTGCGGTAATGGAATTTATAACGGTGAAGAATATATAAGGAACGATGGTGATTATGCTCATTGGGAATGTATTACTGGAAAGAAAGACTTAGCTGAATGGTTAAATTATGAGATTGGAATTATGGAGGAAGATTAAAAATGAACGATGTAAATATTGGTGATATTCATTTTTTAGAAAAATGGGGCGTATGCAAATACAATGATGTAGATGACTCAAAATTGTATTCATGTACCAACTGTGAACATTTTGAAAATTGTATGGATGATGCTAATTTTGCATATGTAGGTTACGAAATGTTTTGCGATTCTATTGTTGGATGTGGATATGATTCAATGGATGAATTTTGGGAATGCAATGGTATTTAATGGGGGTATAAATGTTAGACACGCAAATTAATATGTATAGTGTAGATACTGGTCATTTTTATAGTAATTCAGAAAAGTATCTTCACGAAATGAATTGTAAATATCGAAGAGAACGAAACTATATTAGTAATAAACTTGATGGAATTAAAAAAGATTTTAATACTATTGGATGTTCTGATGATACATATGAGTTGATTAAAAAAGATATTAAATATATTTTGAGTGATAGAGAAAAAACATCAATAACCGATATGGATCAATTTAATCAGCTCAGAAATCAACTAAATTATTGGAATCATTTAATTGCACATAAAAGAAAGAAAGCTAATGAATCAAAAGAGAAATTGTTAAAAATTCTTGCAACTAAGGTTTATGAAAAAGAGAACACTACAAAACATAATGAAGAAAATGAAATAAAAAAAGATATACCATTGCGATATTTAAGACAAGAAGAATTGAAAGATACAAATGTTATTTCAGTTTTTGAATCTTCTCTTACCAGAACTATTGGAATTAAAAAAGATGAACTTACAGATGCTCTTATCGTAGTGCAGGTTTATTATTTCGATGTTTTTAAAGACTTATCTTTTTATGGTTTTATGTATAAAGGTGAAAAATATAGATATTTTACATCATCAGCAGGACAAATTCGTAAAAAGAAAGCAGTTTTTATAAAAGAATCTGTATGGAATCAGGTAGAAAAAACCGTAATGTGTGGATTAACGATTGATAAAATCAATTCTAAAGGTGGTAATAATGTTAATAAACATTTGGCTTACATGGCATTAGCAAATTCAGCAACAGATCAATGGGTTGATTTTGATATTGATAGATGTATCGTAATTGACGATTTTGAAACTAATGTTCCTGGTACATTTGATTTTATAGATGAGACAGATTATTCAATTGAAAGAAAAACTGGTTTAGTGCCAATTCCACACACTGATGGAGCTGGAATGATCTTACCATGTCTTATGAATAAAAATACAATGTTTCGTGCGCCGTGGATAAAAGGATTGCTAGGTGTATTTGATTTTGTAAAGTTTATAAAAGTAAACAACTACTCTCCTATCATCAAAGATATATATGGTAAAGAACACGATGTCATCGAAGAAAATATTCAAATTATATTTACAAAGAGTCAGTTTAAAATGTACAAGTTCTATGATTCATGGGATGAATACAAAACATACTTTAAAAAATATAATTGTCAAGCTGGTAGATGTAATACAGAAGAAGATAGAGTTAAAAATGCAAAAATCAACTATCAGATGTTGCAAACTCTTACCAATATATCGGATGAAGAAATATTACTTTTAGCATCTAAGTCAATCGAAAAGATTACTAATATATGTACATCAGAAAAAACAATGATGGAAGTATTAGGAATTACCCCATATAACGATAATATGACACCGTTTCAAAAAGCGGTTAAAATATATCCTGCGTTATTAAATGATACATATGCAAAAGATGTTATTAGAGAAGTAAAAAATAGTCTTCTCAAACAATATCGTAGTGGTCGATTAGACATTAATGGGAAATATACATTTTTACTTCCTGATTTTTATGCCGCATGTGAATATTGGTTTGGACACATTGAAACCCCAACAGGATTATTAGCAGATAAAGAAGTATTTTGTTGGTTATTCAAATATTATGATAAATTAGATTGTCTTAGAAGTCCACATTTATATAAAGAACATGCTATACGATTTAATGTTGCCAATAAAGTATACGGAGAAAGAGTTGAAAAAATAAGAAAATGGTTTACAACTAATGCCGTTTATACCAGTACATATGATTTAATTAGTAAGATTCTTCAATTTGATGTTGACGGTGATAAATCTCTTGTTGTAGCTGATCAAGATTTTATTCGTATTGCTGAAAGAAATATGAATGGTATTGTTCCATTATATTATAATATGCAAAAAGCAAAACCAGTCGAGTTGAATAATAAAAATATTTATGCAGGATTAAATGCTGCATTTACTGGTGGAAATATCGGCATTTATAGTAATAATATTTCAAAGATTTGGAACAGTGACATTTTCATTGACGGTACAGATGAAGAGAAACAACATGCTACTAATTGTGTAAAGCGATTATGTTGTCAGAATAATTTTGTTATTGACTTCGCCAAGACACTATATAAACCAGAGTTTCCAAAAGAAATATCTGCACAGATTAAGGAATTTACTAATAAAAAATTACCTGCATTTTTTGAATATGCAAAGGATAAAAAAGTTAGTGAGGATGAAAATAAGACTCAAGTAGAAAAAAGAAATGGAAGTTTTGTAAATAAACTTTATAGCGTAATTCCAAATAAGGCAATTCACACAAGGGGATTACAACTTGGAAAACTTGATTATCATAAAATGATGAGCAATGTTAATACAACTTGTAAAAAAGAAGTATCTGATTTATATGATGAATTAAATAAAAAGTACAGGTACAAAATCAATATGAAAGATGAATATATTGATAATCTGAGATATGTTGCTTGTCAAATTCGAGATGAATTTTCAAAGTTTGGCTATTCAAATGAAGAATTAACAGACATGCTTGTTAAATATTTATATGGAAATAACAAAAGATCAAAACAATTATTTTGGTTTTGTTATGGTCAATACGTTGTAAAAAATCTTGAGTCTAATATTCCTATAAAGAAAACTAAATTTATTCAGTGCGTTGATTGTGGAGAATGGTTTGAGGTTGATATAAAAGATACTAAATCCTGTCGATGCGAAGAATGTCAATTAAAAGAAAAGCGTAGAATTGATAGAGAATATCGTAGAAAAAAAAGAATGTCGATTTAGC